GAAAATGTCGGTAGATGATTTTCAAAAATCGCTTAAGCTGATCCCGGCCATATTAGGGATATCGCACGCGTCATTTAATAATTACCGCAAAATTGAGCTTGGCGATAAAAAGGACATCCCCCACGAGGTAGTTGACAAACTTGAAAAGCTTTTCTGCCTGCAACCCGGCCAGCTTCAAAATTTCACTACCGAAGTACGCCCCATCGGCGAAATGACAGAGGATAAAGAGGACGTATCCGCTAAGTATGGATTAGATAAACCTGAAAACCTATAATCATGACACAAAACATCGATCTGGCGGCCGCTGAGCTCAATTTGCAATACGCGGAATTAATGTGCGTACAGCACGAGTTTAAGCATATGGACGATGCTCACCCTTACCGTGAAACCCGAGAAAAGGAACTGCTTATACAGCTTATGGTTTTGGAAAATACCATCAGATATCTTGAAAGGCTGATCATCGGCAACCTTGTCGAAATACCTATAACAGAATATTTAAACCTTAAAGCAAAAGAAAATGAGTGAAGTAACCGACTATGCCACCCGCAAAGCTGATTTGCTGGCAACAAAGGCAAAACTTGAAAAACTGATCCCGGAAACTCAGGACGAGATTAAAGCCACCCTGCTACGTGCCGATTACCGCGATACCATTAACAAACTTGCATTGTTTTACGATGATGAACCCAAAACCAAAAATCATGAAATATAATATTGATCTAATTAGCCGCCGGTCGGTAGAAATTGAAGCAAATGCACCAAAAGAAGCTATTAAGCTTGCCGAAAATCGCCACCGAGGGCATAAAGCGGATTTTATCACTGATAATGAAAACCTATCAACAGGCGTTGCCAGGTGCGAGGGATGCCTGGCAATCATATTTGATGAGGAGTATTTTAATTGTGATGATCAAGGCAATAGCTTTTGTGTTGAATGTACGGAAGCTGCCCGATCAGACTGGCAGAATACTTTAAAAGAGTATGAACAAATAGTAGGCAGAGAATTAAAAAAAGCCGAAAAGAAACTTGTTGAATTATTTTACTGCGATATTGATTACGAGTTTTATAAAGATGGTAACGGCAATTTAGGTGCCCGTTTAAAATCAATCACCAATGAACCAGCCTAAACCAATTACGGAATATAGCCGCGAAACTATAGAGCGCATTGTATTTGGTGCTATCGCTGCGCAAGGTTTAGGTAAAGGGATGTATTATGATCCTGATGACCATAACCACATCTTATATATCGCAGATACGAACCCAAATGTTCACCCGGTTGACGATGGCAAAAAAATAGCTATCTGCTATATGAAAGGCCATTTTAAAATTTGGTTTGGAGTTAATCAATTGCCATCTGAAATAATCTACACAGCATGAATTACGGCGGCTCAATCGACTTTTCACACAACTGGAACGGTAAACTATTTTGCCGTAACCTAACCACCATAAGGCTGCGTAACGATAACTTTTACAAGGTTGGTTACTGGTATATGCTTGGCTTAAAGGATAGCTGCATAGGCCCCGGTATCATCATTGACATTAAGCATTACAAGCTATCGCAGCTTACCGAATACATCGCCCGGTTAGATACCGGCCTTTCGTTACCTGAATGCAAGGGCATGTTTATGCGGATGTATAAAAACAAAAACATCAACTGGCAAACGCAGGATTTATCTTTTATCCTGATTGATCATTGCGAAATGAAAATACCGGAGTTTCCGGTTGAATTGTACGGTACCCATTGCGAGCACTGGCCTAATATGCCTAAGCTAGCACCTATTGAACCGCCAAAACCTGAACAATCTAATAACCTTTTTAATACCCAAAACAATGCCTGAAAAACAAACCGAAACCTGGACTAAAAGCGAGATAGAAGATCACATCATGTTACTGAGTAAAAAATACTATCCCGGGTATGTTGACCCTAACCCCAACGCCGCAATTTATATGTTTCAAGAAAAGCTTAGGGAGCTGCGAGAGAGCGGAAAAAATGAGATTGAGATATGAAGCTTATTAAACACATCCTGCTATTCGGCGACAGGAAAACCGCCCCGCTTAGCATCTTAACCTATACACTAATCGCATTAATTATTTATCACATTATAAAAACCCAAAAATGAACACACCACTACTAAGCTTCCACGGAAAGCAAGAAATTAAGGACGCCAAAATCGCTGATTTAAAGCGCCACAAAGAACTAGACAATTTAATCCAGGGTGACTACTGGAATGGCGAAAAAGGTTGCGCGGTAACCTGCACCATGTTTACACCGGAAGATTTTAAAACCGGCAATGTCGACAAAAAGGACATACACGGCCGTTATGTAACACAATTAGGCATCCCGCGCATTATTGCCATGCTGGAAGATCGAATTTTTGAGGGCTTACCGGTAGGCGAATCAAAGGACTGGCCGCTAAACTTTATGGAGGCCGTGCCGGTAGGTGTCGACCTTGAAAATGTATGGCGCAAATTCATGATTTGGCTTTTGGTTGATGATACCGCAGGTGTCATCAAATTTGCAAAAACCGAGAATAGCCGCAAGGCTATTCGAGATGTGGCAGACGCTTATACCACTTCATTAACCACAACAGTTCCCCGCGAAACTTGGGAAAAGTTAGCTGCTGATGCTGCTTATGCTGCTTATGATGCTTATGCTGCTTATGATGCTGATGCTGCTTATGCTGCTGCTGATGCTGCTTATGCTGCTGCTGCTTATGCTGATGCTGATGCTTATGCTGATGCTTATGCTGCTGCTGCTGATGCTGCTTATGCTGCTGCTGCTTATGCTGCTGCTGCTTATGCTGCTGCTGCTCGTGCTGCTGATGCTCGTGCTGCTGATGCTCGTGCTGCTGATGCTCGTGCTGCTGATGCTCGTGCTGCTGATGCTCGTGCTCGTGCTGATGCTCGTGCTCGTGCTGATGCTGCTGATGCTGATGCTGATGCTTATGCTGATGCTTATGCTCGTGCTCGTGCTGATGCTGATGCTCGTGCTGATGCTCGCAAACAGCACTATATCGCAATGGCTGCAAAATTAATTGAACTTTTAAAGGAGGCAAAATAATGCAAATGACATTCGAATTTTTTCAACCTGCGGTTGAAACTGAAAAAGTTAGTACCGGGAATCCGGTACTAACTACTATCGAGGCGCTCAATAGCTATATTAAAGTGTGTGGACTGGCTGATTACAAAGGTTTTTACATGAAGATTAAAGATGGTTTGGTACCCGTACCCGAAGGCTTAACAAAGGCACTTTATTTAGAGATGGCCCGCGAGGTTTACGAAAGCCGTGCGGCTAAAGTAGCCCGCAATAAAAGCCGCGCCAAGTTTTTCGCAATCCGTAATAAAAACAAGAAATGAGCAGCCAAAGTGAATTACAGGTGCCAGGTATAAACCGAATAGCGGTAAACACCATGGGCGAACAATTTGCCGACACCGAGAGCGTAAGCGCCTTTCTTTTTGGTGATAAAGCTGTCGACGTATATTTTGAGGATCACCACGAGGCTAACGGTTACCATCATTCTACTATTTGCTTTAAGTTAAATTAAACTGCCTATCGCTTAAAATTCTACTCCTTAATTACTTAATCAACAAACTATGTGTGTTAATCCCAAATACAACATCGAGGATCGTTTGCGCAAATTGCCCGGTCGATACCAGCACAAAAAATATGAATTGGCTATCCTGGTGGATAAATCCGAGCGTACTATCGACTACTGGTTGAACGTGAAAACCGGCGATAGTTTCAGCATCCCGAGTGATGAGCTGATCAAAATTTCAAACTTTTTTAAGTGCAGTATTACCGATCTCATTAATGGCTAAGCGACAGAATAAAAAAACCGAACAAATCGATCCTTCACAGCTCGATACCTATTTTAAAAAACGCATGCACGAGATGGGCATCGTTGACACCTCCGACCATTTTTTTAAGGTTGAACCGGAATATCCTTTTAAAGCATATAACCAACCCATTTTTGCAGAGCATGAGGCATCAGGTAATATTGTAATTCATTATCCATCGCTTTACGGGGGTGCCGAATTAATTGCCGGTACTGAAAATGAGTTTAAGCGCATAAGGTTTAAACCGGATAACCAACCCGAACCCGACCGTAAATACTTTCAGGAGCCTAAAAGCGGTGTACACATCTTCCATACGCAACAGGTAATTGAAAAATTCGCAGCGAAAACAAAAATTGAAACCCTTTATGTTGTTGAGGGCGAATTTAAAGCCTTTGCAGGCGCTTTGCAGGGATTAGATATCGTTGGCCTCGGTGGTAAAGATTTGTTTCTTGACAGCGATAAAAAGAGCCTGCACGATGATTTAATCAAAATCATTCACGCATGCGATGTAACTAACCTGGTATTGCTTTTGGATGCGGATGTCGAACTGGTTACCTGGGATCACGAGGAAGAGCCGAACAAAGATTTAGCCAAGCGCCTGTACAGCTTTTATAATACCGTGGTACGTTTTCGCGAGGTGGCGAAAAGCCTGGTTAAGGATGTGTATTTTCTGCATATTAAGGATGATTATGTTGAAGAAACAAAGGGACTTGATGATTTGCTTTGCGATGCCAGGGCAAAGGGCGGTGATACCGTACAAAAGGTAATTGCCGATTTACAGCGCTTAACAGGCGCTAGGGTGTGGTTTAACGGCCATAATTTAACCTCGTTAACACCAACTAAGCTAAAAAATATATTCAGGCTCAACATTGTTAAGGGCGTGCCATCATCATTCTATTTTTGGTATGAAAATCTGATCGGCGAAAAGGAATTTACTTTCAGCGGTGCCCGGTACAAAAAAAGCAGCAAGGGCGAAGGCCTTGAACTTGTGCGCCACGAGGACAGTTTTAAATTTATCCGGGTTGGATGTGATTATATCAAAATCATACACGTTCCTGATGCAAAAGGCGTATTGCGCCGCAAGCTTAAGGGCTGGAAGAGTGGCGAAATTAGCCGCGATTACGTTAACAACGGCTTTAAAAATTTTTACGAAACCCTTGAAAAATACGATGAGTTTTGTAATGTACCCTGCAATACCGATGCCTACCAGCCTGTAGTAAATGGCTGCTATAACATGTATTACAAGCTTGATCATGTTTTAGAGCCGGGCAGTTGGTCAACCATCGAAATGTTTTTAAAGCACATATTCGGCGAGGCGGCATTATCCAGCGGCCACACCAATTATGAGCTGGCATTAGATTACCTCACCATCATTTACCGCTACCCTACGCAGCCGCTGCCTATCCCCTGCCTGGTTAGCCGCGATCGCGGCACCGGTAAAAGTACATTCCTGTGGTTTCAAAAGGATTTATGGCAGGAAAATGCCACGTTTATAAGCCCCGAGGACTTAAAAGACCAGTTTAATGATGATTGGTGCTCGAAACTGTTTATCGGCATTGATGAGGGCTTTATCGACAAAAAATCAACCCTCGAAAAAGTAAAGAGTATGAGCACCGCTCCATCAATAAAATACCGCGGGCTTTACCAGGCTAAACAGGAAATTCCATTTTTCGGCAAATTTGGGTTGAGTAGCAATGATGAAGAAAACTTTATCGCTATTGATGACCTCGAGAACCGCTTTTGGGTAAACAAAGTACCCAAATTTAAAGAAGATGACCCGCTGATCCGCGAAAAGATGCAGGAAGAGGTACCGGCCTTTTTACACTACCTAAGCAACCGCGAAATACTGCACCCACGCAAGAGCCGCCACTGGTTTGACCCTATGCTGCTGGAAACTGAAGCGCTTAAACGCGTGCGCCAAAATAGCAAAGGCTGGGCCTATAGCGAGCTTACCGTTATACTGCAAAGCAGGTTTTTGCATTACAAGTACCATACGCTGTTTTATACGTTAGAGGAAATTTCAGCGCTGATCAACAAGCCCGGTGCAGCCGTAAAATACCGTGATGCCGACATATTTAAGCAGTTGAAAGAAAAATTTAACCTGAAATCAAAAATGTTGCGCCGCGAGTTCCCGGTCGAACCGGATCACCTGGGCATGGGCTTGCCTACCATGCTAAAAAAGCACGGTCGCTTATACGAATTTAGGGTAGAGAACTTTTTTACAGAAGAGGATTTACGCGAAGAGTTTAACGAATTTTTTGATTACGAAGCCATTATCGCCAGCCGATCGGATGTACATGAGGTTTTGGAAGATCAACAAGCATTTTAATTATGTATAATATTGATAGCGACATTACCATTGAGTTTTATTATAAATACGCTTCATTTAAAAGCAAAATATCGGACGTAATAAACACGGTCAAAATAAAAAGGGTTCATACAGAACAAGTGGTAAGTAAAAAATTCCCTTATTGGGAAACTGAAATTATTATAAAATCTGAATTAAATATAGAGTATAACAAAAACGAGTTATTTAATTTTAGAATACATGAATAAGCCGCCCATCACAGTAAAAGATTACCCAACTTATTTCGGTGGCAAAAGCGGCGCTGGTACTTACCAAACGCTTATAAACCACGTGCCGCCCTGTACTACGTATGTTTCAGGGTGCCTGGGCAATTGTGGCTTAACCAGGTACATCAAACCGGCTGAATTAATGATATTGAACGACCTTGATAGCGACCTGGTAGCATCGTGGAAATATGCGATAGGATCCCGCAAATGTTTTGAGTTTTATAATATTGATGTAGTCACTTTAATTCGGTCTATAATAGCGGAATATTATGACACAGCCGATGTGTTTTTATATCTCGACCCTACTTATCGTACGGCTGTTAGAAAAACACAGCGCCCAGTTTATCGATTTGAGATGAGCGAACAAAAGCACATCGAACTTTTAGAAAGCTGCTTATCGTTAAATCAAACAAAAATAATGATCAGCAACTACCCAGACCCACTTTATGATGAATATTTAAGAGGATGGTACACACACGATTTTTGGTCAAATACACATAATGGCAGGGCTTTGGAGCGAATTTACATGAACTATCAGCTTAACGATCAACTACACGACTACAGCTTTATAGGTGAAGAGTTTAGGGAGCGTGAACAATTCGCCCGGATAAGAAAAAACCTCATCAAAAAAATTAACCGGCTCGAACCAGTATTGCGCAACGCCATACTTTCAGATCTTGCCTCGCAAAATAGTGCGATATGATCAGGAAACAAATTTGCCGGCATTTATCGCAGCAATTTGCGATGTCGGCCACCCATGAATAAAAATGCGATGTGAGCAGCTTAAAAGTATGAAATATTCAAAAAACTTTAACCGGGACTTTGCTTGGTACCTTAAAATGAGGCACTTTTTTAATTTTGATGGATCATTACCGCCTGATATTGTTTTTAGTGCTGATGGCATAGATGGCAAGCAAGCTTTTTTCCTATATGATAGCCAGGGTAAAAGCATACCAACCAAACACCCGGCGTTGTTAGCAACGCTTATAAAAATAAAAGGAGGCGTTAACCTGCATATAAAAATGTATGCTGAGGATAGGGCCAGCGGACTATTTCCCGGCCTTGAATTTAGGGCATTATCCATAAAGCTTAAAGCACCCTATTGGTTTAGAGATGCCGTTGAGAACCAAAAATGGAAGTACGTTAAATAAACCTCGAGCATCGCAAAAAACTTAGATGCGATATCACTACCTACAGGCCGCTTAAATTATTAAGCGGCCTTTTTATTGTCTCATAAATAAAAACGTGGCACGGGCATTGATTCGCCCCATTTTCGCCCACGGGAGCGGCAGCGACCTGGGCACACCTTCGCGTAGCGAAATCCTTTAATTCTTTACAAACCGGGCGGGCGGAGCACGAACCGGTTTGACCTACCGGCTTAGCCGCTCATGTCCCTATTTTGTGATGAGGGGAGGTGGTAACCAACGATTTTTAAGCGTTCGCCAAATTATATTCTGTACAATATATTATTTATTTATTATTATAATAAAAAAAGTGATACAACTGTTACAACAACAAAAATTAAAACCGTAAATAATTGATTAACTACTAATTAAGTCAAAAAAAAATCGTGTAACACTAAGTGTAACAGCAAGCTAATAAGGTGTTACAACTGTTACACAACTGTTACAGGTGTTACAACTGGTGTTACAACGTAAAAAACTCATTTTTAGCCACATAAACCACTTTGTAACAGTGTAACGGGTGTAACACCCCGAAAGCAAATTTTATTTTAAAACAATAAAATGGCAAAAAAACGTTGTTTCACCTCGTTATCACTTTTGCTGCACTATGCCACGGCAGGCATTTACAGAATTATATTTCGGTAGTAGGTTGCTTCACACCCTGTTTTCATTTAATCATCTTTGGATTAACTATTGAAAACAGCTGTAAACGCACATTTATGCGGTACCAGCTGAGCAAAATTTTATTTCGCCTAATTAATTTAAACTATTGATATAAGCTCATGCTCTCTACTCCCCCGCCGCCACCGGCAATTCACAGGCCTGCACCGCAACGTAGTCAGCAAAAAACCGCTGAAAACTATGCTAGAACCAAATCCACGGTACAAAAGTGGGCACGTACGCCTAATACCGAAAGGGTGCAAGGCCATGCGCTTAACATCCAGATTAAAAAGCGCCATACAAACCGCCTTAAATCCCGAAAACAGGCTAAACTAAGGGCTAAACGCAAAGGCAGGTAATGAGTACAGAACAACAAAACCCATCCATCCCGGATACCGAGGCAACCCAGGCACAGGAAACGGCGGTATTTCCCGCCGTGCCTGCCTCTAAACCCCGTAATCAGCATTTAAAGTCGCCTGATCCTAAATCCATACAGTGGGGCGGCAGATCAACGGTAAGCGAAGCCGAGCGCATTCAGGAAGTGATCGACAGATATAAACCTACACCTGAATCAAAATTTGACATTGTGCGCCTTGTTATCAAGATGCTCGACCACGCAAACGGGGATTTCCTTTCACCTTTTAAAACAAAAAAAAAACGCTAATGGGAACTAAAAAAGCAGGCGAACTAAACGGCGGTGATGTTTATGTCGATGTTGACGAGGTAGTTATAAAAAAATCAGACCTCGAAAAGTACAAACAATATGAGCAAATGGCTGAGGCCTGGCAGGATGATAACCATGTACCGGTAAATAATAACTGGTATCAAAAGATGTTGCTTATCGAATTTGATAACAATACCCCGATAGATAATTCGATCTTAAAAGAACTACGTGAGAAGGCAACTGCTTACGAAGAATTAGACCTTGAAAACAATCAATTAGTAGGAAAGGAAGAGTTCGATAAATTAGTACAAAACACTATTAAATTATTGGAGTTAGACCTCGAAAAAAACGTTCTAGTTAACCGGGATCAATTTGCCGAGTTCTTAGCGCAAAATACCGAGTACAAAGCTGATATCATCGAAATGGTTAATGTTTTCCAGGTGTTTGCGGGCTTATTTGAGGGTAAAGGCGTAATGTCGGTTATACCGGTCATCACCAAAATGATGAAAGATAAAACCAAGATGGCCGAGCTATCGGGCATTGTGCGCGTAATTGATAAATACACCACTAAAAATCCTGAAATCAATGGATAAGGGCAATAAAACACAGGTTTTTAACCTGGATGATATGCTGTCCCGCCCGGTGGTTAACCAAGCAGAGCGGCCGAGCTTTATACTAAATGAGGAAGAGCAAATTACCGATGTAAACGATGTACTGTTTGATGAAATCATACAGGAAGAAACCCGCCAGCAGCAACAACCCGTAGTTGAAACCGCCGAACAAGTAATTGATGAGGGTTTTATGCCTCACCGGGATATGGCCGAAACCATTGTTAATTTACTGGATGGCATGCAAAGCTCATTCTTACCCCTGCTCATTGAGAAACGAACCTTTACCGAAAAGGAGCGTGAAACCCTGCAAACAATGGATTTAAGCGGCGCAACCGAATATCCGGGCACCGATACCAAAGCTATGCTTTACAAAAAGTGGCTGTATTACGAAAAGAAAATTAAAAAGGTGCCATTTAATACCGGTGAAACCAAGCGCCTGATAAATGCTACCGAGCGTTATGCGAAAACAGTTGATTTACAAATGACACCAATGCAGGGTCTGCTAGCCGCATACAGCGAAGTGATCTTTAATCGTGGCAAATTAATACTAACTGATTAACCATGCGTAACCGGTACCTGTACATAAGCGTGTTTATACTGGCTGCAAGTGTGGCAGCAATGGTTATTTTCAGCCATAAAAAACCGGTATATGAAGATTTAGCACCCGAAACCAAACCTACTGTAATAATTGATTGATATGGGAATAGCGATAGTGATCTTATTAGGCGTGCTAGTCGCCTTAAATGTATTTATTATATGGAGTGTGCTGTTAACAGGGGTAGTTGCCGAAAAAAAGACCGATAAACTTGAATCGTTAATCGAAAACAAGATAGATGATATGGAGCGATCCCTCAAAGATAAATTAAATGGTTTTCTTATCGTATTCCAAAAAAGCCGGGACCTGAAAGAATGAGCACACGCGATGAACAATATACCATACTCACCGTAGGCCGAAAAAGAACAGGCAAAAGCACTAAAACTGCCGGCACGGTAGATGCTTACGCAGGCGATAAAGTGCTGATTTTAGATGTAAACAACTCACCGGCATATAATAAATACCCGGCGATTGAGCTTGACCAGGTTAAAGCGTTAAAAAGCGGCAAGGTGAAACTATTAGGCACGCCTGATGAGGAAGCGTTAAAAACTATCGCTAAATATTTTAGGGGTGGGTTACTTGTTTTCGAGGATTGTACCAAGTATATCAGTGGCAATGTGCGCCCGGAGATAAAAACGTTTTTGGTGGATCACCGCATGTACAATTGCGATCTGATATTCACCTTTCACAGCCTAGTAATGGTACCGCCGTTTTTTTGGCAGATGGCAAGCTATTTACGCCTGCTTAAAACACAGGATGTGCTAGAAAATAAATACCGCGGCCGCATCCCAAATTTCGAAAAGGTATCGGCCGCTTTTAAACGTGTTAACGCCAGCAAAGACCCTTATTACTTCGAAGATATTGAAACCCTGATATGAGTGCAGAGCAGGAAGCAAAATTCACTATAAAGGCTTACAGACTTAAAGAGTTAATCACCTTTTATGATGTAACCTATAAAACATTTAGAATTTGGCTAGGGGGCGTTCCCGATCTAGGTAAGTGTCATGGCAAAGCATTCACACCCGCCCAGGTAGAAAAAATAGTTAATCATTTAGGTGAACCATGGAAATAGTAAAAGAAAACAAGGACATAAGCACCGAAAAGGTGGAGTTTACACAGGATCAGTATTACGCTGCCCTTGTAGAAGATTTTAAAGCGGGTGAGATCACGTTTGAGAAGGTTGAAGAAAAGCTAATAGTTGCAAAGCGAATTGAATCCCCCGAATTTTTTGAAGATGAAGCCGAGGAGGTGAAGGAACTTCAGTGGACAATTAAGCCGGAAGCTGGGCAGGCGATGTATTGGATTGAATATGTAAAAAACGATATGTATTTGCGCCGTTGCAGTTTCCAGTTTTCAACTGATTACGAGGCTGAATTAATTTCAAAAGACAAACTGGTTAAATACCTGCTATACATGCTCTCTGTTCAAATGTCAAAACTTATTTAAGATGGAAAACTTTAGAAAATGGACTTTAAGAATAATTGATATCGCTTCGATATTAGTTCTTGCCTTTGCTATATTCAGTTATTGGCATCAATCCAATCAATCAGCTAATAAAAAGGCTGTAACCGTAGCGAAAACAGCCTTACAGCATCCGCAGGCCACTCAAATCAAAACATTTAAGGATACTGCCGGCGATACCCACGTACAAACACAGGCTAACGCTAACCAGGTAAGCCAAAAGAGCCTGAAAGATACCAGCGTAACCAACCATACCCTACTGGATAGCAACGCCATTAAACTAAAAATTAAGGATGAGCAAATAGCCGAGCTTACCCGCGTAAACCTGAAGCTAGCTGCCAGTATACAGCTCACCCCGGCCGGTAATAATGTTTATAGTTATACCGATGCTCATTTGCAGCTCACTTATTACACGGTCACCAATACGGCACAGGTGAGTTACCAGGTGCGGGTTACGGCGGTAAAGTTTACACCGGCTAGTTTACTGCCTTTCAGCACCAAACCGGCAGTACTGGATTTCAGTACCGATGATCCCCGCGCTACCATTGACGAAATCGACCAAAACAGCGTGATCGCCCAGCCTGCTTTTATTGGTTTTTCGGCCTATGCAAAGGCTAATTATTTTTTAGATACCAAAACCATAACCCCGGCGCTGGAAGCTAACCTACGCCTGGGCCGCTGGCATGTAACCGATACCTGGTATTATGAAAACAACCTTAAACAGTCGGTAGGCGCGGCTTATGATCTTGTAAAAATTAACCCATAAATATCATGCTATACAGAAAAAAACCAATAGCTATTGAGGTAATAACTTTTGCCGAGTTTGTCCAATATGCCAAAGAAAACTCACCACATCCACATTGGAGTTTTGATTTTAAAGGCTATCCTGTTACTCATGAAAATGATGCTTGTTATATCATACCTAACCAGGGAACGAATTTCCTTTTTACCCCAAATGATGTACTGATTATAGGCGTAAAAGGTGAGATATATGCCTGTCCGATTGATGTTTTCGAAATAACATACGAACCAGTAAAAGAATAATTAAAATTAAAAAACCATAAAACAATGAAAAGTACATTTTTATTAGTAGCGGCCCCCATATCGGCCGGTATGCCCAAATTAAACCTACGCAATGTAGACAGTGGCGAGGGATTAAATGATTTCCGCTCAGGTTCTCAGAATGGCGTCACCCTATTAGATGTGTTTGCGACTGATTTTGAACCGGAAATAGGTGTAACGTATTTGTTAACATTAGATAAATATGTTGAGCCAACTGATACCGCCGGTGAAAACAGCGATACTTTAGTCGGATCTACTATCGCACAAATTACCGGTACGGTACCGGCTCAATCACAATCATTCACCTTTAATGATCAGTTGAGCGTAGTAATTGAAAACGGGGTTGCAACGCTTCAGATATTCGGCCAGGCGTTAACTGCGCCGCTTGATACAGAAAGCGAGGAACAAGGTAACACACAGGTTCAGGGCGGCTCTGTTACATCAGATATCAATCAATCCATTGATGCTGAAAATAACACTTCAGGCGATCAATCCATTAATAACATCATACCCATCGGTGGCAATGTCATTCAAGATGAACCCAGCACTGATAAAAACACCGACCCTAACACACAAGTTAACGCCGGACCCGCTGCCGGTGCTGAAAGCTCTGAAAACAGCGGGCCTGTGGTTGATAACACCAATAATCCGGCTGTATAACTTTATTGAAAAACACAGGTATCACAAACCGAAATCAGTGGCAGATTAGTTCTTTGATCTAGTTCAATAAGTCAGCCCGGCACCCGAAAGTGCCGGGCTTTTTTGTGCCCTAAAATGCAGTTGAAATCAATTGATTTCCCTTAAATGCCCTACAATTCCCCACGTAGTACGCCCAAGTCTGAGCGGGGTAAATTCAAGAAAAAATCAGTCAAACAACCCATTAAATCATGAAAAAATACATTGATGAAAAAGTATTAGTAACGGTTCTACTAGCGCTCGTTATATGGTTCTTTCTTAAAGGCCTACTTACTAAAGAATTCATTAAAGATGGTGCATTAAGCGTGCACGTCGGCACCCCATCAACCGGCTACCTCAAAGTAAGCTAATCACCCTCTCAACCAAAGCAACAACAGTAAAACTTTCAATCAATTAAACATGAAACCAAAAAATAACGGGTTATACAACCCACAAGATTTAGAAGCCCGCACCGTAAATTACTCTAGCTATGACGGCGGTTTTTACGATGGCTCAAATGATGATTTCCTAGACTTCGGCGGTAACGCAGGCACATTCGGCGATGCCGTAAACTCAGGAAAGATTTATACCATTACCCTAAAAAACAATAGCACATCAGCAACCTTAATCGCTTTATTGTGCCCAGGGTTAATCCGCAATGCGGTAGGCTTGATGGCAGATGGTGGATTTACCGATTATGATGATGTGGTTTCGGGTGGTGGTAGTACGGGTTTAGTTGGTGCAGGTGGCCCGCAGCCAATTGCATACTTCAACGCGTTTATTGACAAATTCCCGACTACTATTTTAGGCTTTAAGGTATCTACAAACAATCCGGTTCAGCTGGATCAGATCATCACTATCCAAAGGCAATCACCTTTCAAAAACTATAGTAGCCGCTTGATTCAAATTGGTATCTATGCCGACCCGATCAACCCGAATACGACCTTGTTAAACATCCCTGAGAAATTCTACATGGATGGTCAGACACAAATACAGTACCCAATTTTAGCTTCAACCACTGTATCGTTGGTGATGGCATTCGGTGCATCATTAAATATCGCTACGGCATTACGCACTAAGGATTCAGTTATCCAAAACAACAAAGTAGCCGCAGTAGCGGGCGCATTGCCAACCGCAAGCTTCAGGGGTTTAGGCCGCTAATCAGCCTTAGTATCAATTAACTCATAAAAAAAGCCTGCCAATAACCAGGCAGGCTTTTTTGTAAAAATATTAAGCGATGTATTACAGTTTATTACCGGGTACCAACCAGTTTATTGAAAAAAACGGAACACAGGGCCAAGCCATTTTGCGCAGGCATGGGTACAATGCATCACGCCGCCCAAATCATTACGATTATTACAGGGCCTTGCAAGGTGAACAGCGCGAAGGTTTATTTGATGACCTGGCCTCGGTATTAGGCAGCGTAGCCAAAGTTTGGGGCGGAACGCCTTCACGCAACCCGGCCTTAAGTTCATCTAACAGCACCACAAGTGACAGTTTAGCAAACTTAGGCAGCTCATCACCATTTCAAATGGGTAGCATACCGGCTAAACCTGATTTCGGCAATTATTTCGGTAACCAAAATGGCGGGGTACCGCGCGGCCCCGGCCGCAATTCGGCCTACCTTGAATTGGTTAGTCATTTCAGGAATGAATCGATACGCCGCAATTACATGCAGGGTTTGGAGCAAAATGATTATTACCAGCTGGTTCCCCCTATTTATAGTGTAGGCGTACAATTTGCCGGTGATGATCAGTCGCAAGGCGACAGCGGCAATCAGGCATCCGGTCAAAGCACGGGCGATGATCAGTCAGGTTCATATACAGATGATCTCTTTACAGAGATCAGAAAACCCCTGTTTATAATAGGCGGCGTAATATTGGCCCTGATCATTTGGTCAAAAATACGCTAGGTATGGGCCGATATCCTAAAGGGATAACCGCGATAGTGGATTATCCCACATTACCAGGCGGGACACCGGCACGCGTAGAGATGAACACCGGTGTAATGGAAAGAAACATGTCGGTTTTTAACCGCATACCTAAAAGCCATCAAATGTTTATCATGCTGCACGAAATGGCGCATGTGGTTTTGCGAACCGATAATGAGATTGAGGCCGATGCCTGGGCATTTAAAAAGTACGCTGATATGGGTTACCCGCTATCAGAAAGTGTTAAAGCCCTTACCCGCATACTGAACCCCAATTTAAGGGATCACAACGAGCGGATGTATTTGCAGACTTTAAGGGCTGAAAAATACGACCGCGAAATAAATCATAATACTAAAGTTTAACAGTAATGCCACCACTACTAAAAGTTATCAATAAAAGCCCTGTACAAACGGCTTATGAGGAGCTTACAGCCCAGGGCGCATTGGCTAAAACGCTAAACGGCAAGCATGATATAAATACGACTCAGGACTTTCCTTTTTGGGAGGCAAAAGATAGTGTTATCAATGATTATTCGGCTTTTACCGACCTTAAAAACGGCAACTGGTCACGATATAACGGCATCAATCAACGTGTATTAATCAACCGTAGGGAAAAAGCAAGTTTTTTAGGTGATAAAAACTTCGACTATGATAACATGTCGACTGCCGATATAGCCTATTACGAGGACTTTTTAGGCTTTATTAAAAAAGCGGTTAATAGTGTAGGGCATGCCGTAAGAAGTGTAGCCGTAGGTGCCGCGCATGGTGTGCGTGATGTTACCGTAGGAGCTGCTCACGATGTGCGAAATGTAGCTGTTGATGCTACCCACGATGTACGCAACACCGCTACTGATGTAGGCAAAGAAGCTGTAAAGCTGCATAATGCCCAGGACAAAGAGATAGACAAAGTTTTAAAGGGTGTAGGCCATGGTGTTGAGGGCGGTTTAAAAGCCGTTGAGCCTTACTGGAAAGTTATTGCCACGGCGGCAATTGTTGCCGGTTTAGCCATGACTGGCGTAGGTATACCCCTTGCACTTTCTATCGGTGCTGCAGCATTAACCGGCCTCGATTCCATAAAACCAGCCATTCCTTATTTATCCCCCCTAGCTGGTGACGGCGGTGGTGGTGATAGCGGAGACGATGGCGACGAAACGGGCGAAGATGGTGGCGATGATCAGCAACCCACTGATCAATCACAAAGCCTACAGCAGCAACAAGAACAGGCGGAAGCCGATGCAGCGCAAGCCGCAGAGGCACGCAAAAAGAAGATCATTTATATAGCCATAGCGGTAATAGCCGTGATCGGTATTGTTTGGTGGTATAAAAAACACAAAAAGTAGGATGTTCAAATTTTTGCTTGTAACCGCGGTATTGGCCACCATCGCATTTTTTATATGGCGGCATAACCATCAGGATGATGATAAACAAGAAAATACGCCTCCAGTACCGCAAAAAACAGCGATAAAGACGGCTAAGCAGATTTATCATAAAACTGCCGACACGGCACTCGGCATGGCCATTTTAGGAACCTTGTACGTGCCAGTTGATTTATTAAGGCAAGGATATAATAAGTTAAATAATTAAAACAAACACAATCATGGTAATCAGCAACAACACTAAGTACGTCATCATTATTGCTTCATTGGCGATAGCAGGTTATTTCCTGTACAAAAAATATCACACCGTTAAAAAATAACCCGATGACAGCAAAGCAAAACGATATCGCATACAAAGCCCTTAACATAGGCATTGCCGCCGGTATACTAATCGGACTGTATTTCCTGTATAAATGGCTTAAAAACCATGTTGGCGGCAATGGTGGTACCTTGTTTGGTGGCCCCGGTAAGGTTAAAACTTACGGCAGCGCCAGCGCTAACAGCAATGGGCCTAATGACCTTGTAAGCAAAATTGCCAAAAAAACGGAAGAAGATTTAACGAGCGCCCCGCATACGCTGGTAGTAGCTATACAATTAGAACATGCCAACTTGCAGGCCAAAAAGTTTGTTAAAAAACAGGATACTAATATCGTGATCAATAAAGCCCTTAAAGCCGCGAACGCTTTATCGGATCATGATTTTATGCTTGCCGTGAAAGGTTTTTTAGCCCTGAGCAATAACCCCGACTTATATAAAACCCCGTTAGCGGGTAATGTAAGCAATACCGGGTCAAAATCAATTTTTTTAAGCAGATACGGCGAACTTACCGGGCAGATAGACAGCTCGGCGGCATATTCGGCACATTCATTAGCAAAATCGTAACCATGAACACACCGCAACAAGTAGAATTAACGGTAAAAATAGATAAACCAAGCATTACGCACCTGGTCATGTCGGCCGTGATCAGCGCGGTAGTCTTTTTAGCAATCAAAAAATACATTTTCAATTCATAACAACATGAGCGCAGCACAGCAAAACAAATTCTTATGGGCCGGTATCATCGTGATACTGTTAGGCACTTTCTATCTGTACAAAAAAGGCATCATAAAGGATAAATAGCCATGGGGCCATCAGCAAGTTTAGTAAGCTATATAACCAGTACCGAGGCTTTTGCGCCACGTGCCTACCTCGACCCTCCTGGTAATACCAAAGGGCGAAGATCAATCGGCTACGGGCACCAAATACAGCCAAGCGAAAGCTATTTGCTTACGGCAACATTAACCCAGGCACAGGCTGAGGCGATAAAGCAAAAGGATTTAGGCGCTATAGCCTCCACGATCAATTCATATTATACCAGAACCCCTCCACAGGGTGTATACGACGGTATTTTTGATGTGGGATTTAATGCAGGCCCTGGTAATGCCAAAAAAGTTATTGAAATCTGGAATAAAACCGGTGATACAACACAAACGGCAGCACATGCCATGCTTTATGTTAAAGCTAACGGCCGTAGGAATGCTGCCCTTGTTGCCAGGCGAGCACATGATGCCATATTAATAAGTGGCGCCGGTACGACTGCAGCATCGATCATTTCAGCGATAACAGATCCAAAAAAAAAAGTTTATGGCTTATCATAGCCATTATAATAATGATCATCCTAATAATTAACGAACTAATTGACTAAACACCATGGCAAAAAAACACAACAAAGGCACCGCTAAACTGAAAAAGATCATCACAGCGGCAAAAAAGGTTTACAACAAATCAACCAATAAAAAGAAGTGGACAACCTGCGTTAAGGAAGCCGCTAAAAGAGTATAGCCCGATATGCCATCATCAAGCTTTGCCCAGCGGATCGCACCGGATGTTATTGCCAACTGCATTAACACCGGTGTTTTCCCATCGGTAGTAATTGCTCAGGCCATACAGGAAAGCGGCTCGGGCACTTCCAAGATCGCGCAGATGTATAATAACATTTTCGGACACATGGCTAACGCCAACTGGACAGGTAAAAAAGGGCAAACAACGCCGCATGGAAACGTTTGGCGCTGGTATAATAGCATAAGCGATGCGATATCGGCAGAAATAGTGATCCTTAAAAAACCGATCTACCTGGCAGCCGGGGTGGTAACCGCTAAAAACCCGTTTGCGCAGGCTAAAGCCATACAAGCGGCCGGCTTTAACCGTGGTGGAGATAGGGCACAGTATGCCGATAAGTTATCGCGGATCATTAAAGAGAATAACCTGCAACAATACGACAATCAAATGTTCGCGCAGGAACGCAGCATCAATAAAAATCACCTGGCCTATTATCAGCAGCCAGCCATATCAAAAGTATTACACAATTTATTGAGTTAATATGTCATTCACCACCCTACCAGTAGCCGTCCCCGGCCCCGAATATCCAACCGCGCCGACAACACCCGCGGCAGGCCCTACCGCTTTTATAGCAAACGCACGCAAGCGCGCTGTAGGTCACGCTTCGGCTCAGATCGATCCGACAAAAGTGTGTTCGCTGCTTGGTTTATGGCCCGCCGGTTCAAACTCGGCTATCGTTACCGTGGAGGCAGCTAATAGCAGCATCCCCGACGGTCAGGTATTAATCAGGTTTTGGATGGATGGGCAATGGCCGAGCACAATATCAGGCATACCCACCTATGACGGACAGAGCTATGAAATTCAATGTGCAGATGACCTGAATAATTTTAGGATGATCTCGACAGATGGTAACCAACACGTAGTGCAAATACAATTCTTTAGCGGCATCTAATGAATATTCAAAAACAAAAAATTTGGGGAGGTAAACAGGCAACCGGTTCAGGTGGTGGCGGTGGCAGCGATGCCTTTAATGGTGAACGCGATATTACCCGTAACACACCCGGCATACTAGGCTTTGATCCCAATACAACAACCGTAGTAGCATTTTTAGAACAAGTGTTTTATCCACCCATACCACCCGAATGCGCTATTAGCGTAGATGATCCTATCCGCGAGATAGGCCAAAGTGATGCCTATACTTTAACCTGGGAAGTAACCGGGAAAACCAATACCGTTACCGGCATTACAGTTGATGGCACAGCCATTACCCCTACCGGTGGCGATCAGAGCGGCACACAGACCGGAAATTTCGCCAACCCTTATGATAGCTATACCAAAAGCATGACCGCAACGGATGGCACCTTAAGCAGTTCGGCAAGTTGTACCGTGCAATATTTCCCGCGCATGTTTTGGGGTACGATTGCCAAAGATGGCTTAAGTGATGCCCCTATACTGGATAGCGATATCCTGGCGCTGGCAAACTCTAACCTGCAAGCCACCCGCGATCTTACTTTAACAGATTTTGGCGGCGGCGCGCAATACTTAATTTTTGCGATACCAAGCTCATACGGTACACCATCCTTTGTAATCAATGGCCTTGCTAACACAGCATTTACCAACGTAAGGCCTACCAGCAGCTTTGTAAATGCCGAGGGCGCTACCATCATTATGGATGTGTACGTATCGATTTATTTATACAATTCACCTTTAGACAGCATAATCGTAAACTAAGATGGGAAAGAACACAGGGACCTTAATAGCCGCTGCCATCAGGCCAAACGATAGCCTGGATCAATACCCGGTTGCGCTACAGGAAGAAATTATGGGCGGTGCGCATACAAGGCCATCAATCGCGGCGATGAATGCCATAGGCACTTATTTGCGCGAGGCGGGGATGACTTGTTATGTAATTGCCAATTCTACTACCTACCAACTGGAAAACGACCTGGTTACCTGGGTGGTTTATGAACAGCAAGGCGGTGGCGCTCCCGGCACCGGTGGCGATAGTGCCGATATTAGTTTACTATCAGGAAACTTTGGCGTATGGACACCTTTAAACAGTCCGTCAAGCGATACGATCGATCAGCTTGAACTGCAATATAAAACAGACCTTTCCGCATTCCCTAACCGGGTGATCACTTATTTACAGGGACAATTCGGGTTAACCAGCGGCTTTACCGGTACAACAATTACACTGGGTAATTTGCCGGTTAACAACAGGCCATCGGCAAATATTATAAAGTACTTAATAGTAGCCAATATAGAATTATACCTGCTTATTAATACCGATGGCGATGTGATCCTATCCTCAAAAGATGGCTTTAACCTGCCTGCAAACAATACCGATGATACCGGGGCAACTAACCCGCCATATTATATTGACACTTTCTTTCAACCGGTAGTGGCTACCGTATACAGCTCTACCCGTACCGAAAGCTTTACCCGTAACAATTGCGGCGCTGGCTCAACTGGATCAGCCATCAACTATTCACAGACTTATACCTCTACCATTAGCCAGGCGGATGCCGATTCAACCGCGGCAGCTGACGGCACATTTGAGGCATCAGGCCAGGCATTTGCCAATGATGGCACTAATGGGGCAACTTGTACCGTAAATCCACCTGCACCAACCTATAACCTAACGATTGAGAATGAAGCGTCGGTAGCTAGTATAACCGCGGTGAGCATAGAGGGCGCTGAAAATTATAACTACTCAGGTATTTTACATGGCCAAATAATTCAGGAAACCATAGGTGATTATCTATACAGAAATGTAGCCATCGCGGTTGTATCAACAACAGATCATGCAACCGTAATATGTAACGGTGTAAGCCAAACCCTCACCGAAAGCCACGGCAATTTCTCATTCCCGAACGTACAGGCACCAATAACCATCATTTTAGGAGATTAATTATGTTCATAGATAGATTCTCAAAAATATCAGAAACCAGCCGCGTTTATAACGTTAAAGCTTTCGGCGCGCTGGGAGACGGCACCACCGATGATACAACTGCCATACAAAACGCCATTAACGCCGCGGATGCGGCAGGTGGCGGCGTTGTTTATCTTCCAAATGGCATTTATGTTATAGGCGGCGCGCTGAATGGAACGACCAACAGTCAATTAAGCATTCCGTTACATGCCTACGTTAACAGCGTAGCGCATAACAAAATAAAATTATTGGGTGAATCAGGTCCGAATAATTATTCTGATCCCTTTACCGGCGGAACACCCCCAAACACAGGTGTAATACTAAAAAGTACGTTAGTTGGCGCGGGAAACGTAATCGGCAGCTTTTCTGCTACCGGGCCGTGGGGTAACTTTAGTTATTGCCATTTAGACGTAGAAAATATCACCATACGCGTAAATAGCCTTTCGGGCGCAACCAATATTGCCCCTACCGCTACCGCTATTAACGCCTTAAACCTTGCGCATTTAAGTTTATTGAATGTAAGGATAGATACGATGTCTATCCAAAACCTATCGGTAATGCCAGCCAATACATGCAGGGGAGTAGTGTTCCCAGGCATTAATAATTTTGTCTCCGTAAATGCCGATAAAATTTTAATAATCGGTGTATACACCGGCATGGAATTATATGAGCATGCGAACATTGACAATGTTATGATTGATATGTGTTATGAGGGATTAAGCTTCAATACCTCCTATCATCCTGCCCTGGTAAACAGGGCTTGCGTGGCGCGTACGGCATTTAATATTGTGGTTAAGGGCGTTATGCCTTTTAGTATAAACCAATTGGCATTAGAAGATACCAATCCCGATGGGCTTGGTGCTGGCCTATGGTATTCCACTCAATTCGACCTGGACGAACGGGTATCAGGCACAGAGGGTTATATCCGGTATAATAAGGTTATTTCAGGTGTGGGGGATGATAATTCGATCTTTACCCGGACACAATATTTAAGCAACATTAAAGCGGACAATATCGGCTTTTCAAGCAAGGAGTTATCATTTAATGCCCAAACTGATGCCTATACTTTGCAGCCGACCGACAGCGGTTCGGTTATATCCATTAACAGTGCGGCTAATGTAGCGCTTACGTTGCCTTTGGAAAACGAAGTGCCTTTCGCGGCAGGATCGCAAATAAGGGTTTTGCAATTGGGAGCCGGGCAGGTAGATATTACCTCGGCAACGGGTGTAATTGTTAATTCAGCAGGCGGTAAATATTCCACCAATGCGGTTTATTCTATTGGGTTATTAATCAAACAAGCGATAAACACCTGGTTATTGACCGGTGACGTAGTTTCTACTGGCAGGGGCGGAAACACCGGCGGTGGTGGCGGCGGAAGCGATGCGGATGCAAATGCATTTTTCACGGCAGCCGGCATTACAGACCCGACACAGCAATCCGCTGTAACCAACCTGGTTATTGCATTAAAGGCGCACGGCACCTGGGCATTGTGCGCAGCCATATACCCATTTGTGGGCGGTGCGGCCAGCCAGTGTTCATTTAACTTAATATCACCTTCCACCTACCAGCTTTCTTATGGCGGTTCGCAAGTATTCGGCGCTACCGGATATCTGCCTGATGGAACGAGCTCTTACGCCGATACCGGCTTGATACCTTCTACAAACGGCCTAATATCTCAAGATTCGGCACATATGAGTTATTACTCTTTAAGCGCAGCGGTGAATAACAGTTCTTTCATGGGTGGCTATAATTCGGCTGATAATCAAATAAGCCAATTTACTTTCAACTATGGATCACGAAATTATACCAGTGTAAACTCCAACAGTGGCTTAACTACGGGCGGAGTATACGCTCCTATAACCGATAGCTTTGCCGGTTTATGGCTGATTAATAGAAATAACGCGGCTACTGAAACGCTCGATTTAAACGGCACTTTGCAACAAACAGCAAATTATGTTTCCAATGGCACCCCTACCAAAAGTATTTATATAGGGGCGGTTAATGGCACCGGAACGCCGGTACAGTTTACGCCAAATGGTTGCGGTTTTGCAAGTATTGGCGCTGGCTTTACAGATGATCAAAAGGCATCATTCGCGAGCGACGTTTTAACGTTTTTAGGTGCATTAAGCAGGTAATATTTAGCATAAAATCAATTCAACCTTATAATACCATGATCAGAGTAATCGATCTTTCACACAATAACGGCCTTGAGGTACTTAACAACCTGCCCGCCGATATATCAATCGTTGCTATAAAAGGAACGCAGGGCGCTTCCTTCCAGGACCCGGATTTTCAAATATTTTATCACGAGCTGAAAAGACTATATCCTACCGTGATCGTGATTGATTATCACTTTTTTGATTGGGAAGCCGATGGCGAACTTCAAGTTGAAAATGTTTTAAGCAGAGGGGTGTGTTATACCGAGCGGAGCACAGGACCGTTAATGTTGGACCTTGAAGCCGATTCCGGCAGCGCTGAAGAAACATTCGTAATCAATAACCGGGCATTATGCATCCAACGGGTAAATAATTTCATAGCCGCTTTATATGCCGATCCGCGTTATGGCCGTAAGGATATTATTATCTATTCAAATGATGATTTTATTAAAAACGTGATCTGCCACACCTGGCCCGATGCTATATTTTGGGTAGCCTCATACCAACCAACGCCGCCGCCTTTTATACCGGGATGGGCTTATAAGATTTGGCAATACAGCGAATATGGTCAGTTAAATGGTGCAACTACAGGCGGTAATATGGATTTAGACCAGTGGATGGGCACGCAGGAAGAGTTGAACGCCTTAGCCAATATTACCGCCTAATCAATTAAAATCATGGATAAAATAATCGCATTTTTCGGTAAGCTGTTATACACCTTTACCGCGCCGACACCGGCTATTTACAAGTTTGTACGCAATGTGTGGGCCTGCATCTTATCGGCATCAGCAGTAATATTAAAAGAGGCCAGCACCGGCGTAGTTTTAAGCGAACATTTGCTGTTAGCCGCAAAAGTAGCCCTGGGCATATCAGGGCTGGGAATAATACACGCCCAGGCAAAAGTAGACCCTAATGCAATTACGCCACCTGCAACAAATACAACCGATGGAAGCGGCAAAACTGTCTGAAATACTACCTTATTTTGTCGCCCTGATCAGTTTCGGGAGTGGCTTTGCCATTAACTATTTAAAGGTTGGTTTTTTAGCCGAAAAGGTTGCCAACCTAACTACCATTATCGAAAAAATGGCCGAAAAGCTCGATAAGCGCGATGATAAATATAACCTACTTGATACCCGCATAACAACGTTAGAAACCGAATTTAAGATAACCAAGAATAAATAAAATGTACGCGCCACAACCTTGCGACATTTTCCCCGTGCCATCCGAAAGGGTCGCCGGGGTTTTTGCTTTTATGCTAGATCTAATCGCAGTTTTATGCGAGGCTGGCCAACATCGCTTTATTGTGCGATAAGGTTCTTGGTAAATACTCGAGCACCAAATAATTTTGCGATGCGAGATCTAGATCGATGGGCTTTTCAATTCAAATTCCTGATTATCGAATACCCCTAACGATTTGAGGTAAGTATCTGTTTCCTGTAGCGACCAATGCCCCAATTGGTTTTGCAGCGTTTTAATATCGATACCGGCAAGGTAATGCATAATTACACCGGTATGTTTCCACGAGTAAAGGGTGTATTCAAGCCCAAACTTAAGCTTGCGGGCAATTTTAGTATGTAGTGCGCTGGCATAATTCTTTTGCAGCTGCATAGGCCCGGTAACCAGGTTATGCCCGAATACAAAATGTTCCGGATCATAAGCGCCCAAATTCATCTCCAAAATATATTTTTTAAACGCCGGTGACAGCTGCACATGCCGTGGTTTCCTGTTTTTAGTGATATTACCCGGCAGGAATATTTTGCCCGATTCCAGGTTGACAAATTTAATCCGTATGCGGCCGATCTCTCCCGGCCTGATAAAGCCGTAAAATATAAACTGGATAAATAGCCACAGCCGGTAATTTTCTTCGGTAATGGCGGTTTTAAGCGTGGCTACCTGCTCAGGCAAGTAAGCGGTATTGCCGCCAATATCTTCTGGTTCTTCCCTGATGCCCACCGCAGGATTATGCGGTATGATATCCCGCTCAACCATTAAACCCAGCAAGGTTTTAATATGCCCCAGGTATCCGTTACGCGACCGGTTGTTTAAGGTACGGTCAACCTGGACAAAGTCGAGGTATTCCACGATATGCGATTTGTGCAGGAAACTAATTTTAAGCGATTTGGCGTAGCAATATTCAAACCAGGTGGTAAACAAATTACTGCATGAGGAATAGGTGTTGTAAGTGGCCGGTCGTTTGGTGGCCTTTACCAGCGTAAGCACAAAATCAAAGGCCTGCTTAACCGTAAAATCCTTTCGGATCATGATAGTAGGCTTTTTGGCTTGCGCTGCCTTAACCTTGGCATTTACATGGTAACCGGCTTTTAAAAGCTCATTAAGCCCTTTGATCTCTGTTGCGGCGTATTTCTTACGTTCCTTAACGCTGTCGAATTTGTTTACTTTATAATCCCGGCGCCGGATTAATTGTTTTTGGGCAGCATCCCACACCCAAAAAACGATATACCACCGTTCAGAGAGGGGCTTATCCTCATTAACAAGCCGCGCCGGTTTATAGGGCGGTTTAAAGGGTAAATCTTCGGGTTTCACCAGTGAAAAGGTATCTTTTAGTGACTCGTTTAGTGACGCAAAAAGTAAAAAGCCGCCCCTACGCATTGTAAAGGCGGTTTTGGGTAAATGATGGGGCTAACATTCCTATTAACATTTTTATGATCTAAGTATCTTATTACTAGTATAATTGCATTTTTGCCGCAACAAAACAGCACTGACGCGCCAGTTTAGTGACGCAGTTTCCTATTTAAAAAGTGGAAAAGTAACGGTTAAAGAGTTCCCGCCCCCATTACTTAATGTTTCATTATCTTGACTTATTTTACCATTGCAATAAATCGATGCTGAACCGTGTATTGTATAAGTTGGGAGCGCTGTTGTGACTATTGTAAGTTGCGCAAATTTGAAACCCATAGCTTGATCAGTATAAATTACCTTATCATAAGTAGTTCCTGTAAAGGTTCCGCCCTGTGGGTCGTTATTCTCATCCAAGTAGCTAACCTCATATGTGTCGCTCACATCGGCCGTGTATTTATACTCAATTTTTGTTTTACCGGCATTAGGGTCAGCTTTTTTACAAGCATTAGAACTTAAGGCTATCAAGCCTATTAACATGATTTTTTTCATTGTGATATATAAAGGTTTATGTGTAACCATTCCTGTAAGTTGTACGTATTACTTCCTGCTTAAAAGCTCAATTATCCGATCCTTATCAACTATCTGGCTTTCCAATAAAGTAACCTGTTTTTTAAGTCCGTCTAGCTCTTTTCTTATGTATTCCGTTGCCGGTTCATGCAATGTGGAGCTATGCGCCATTGTGTTGTAACTGCCACCTTTTTGGCTTTGTATGTTGGTTGTACCACTTACAAAAAGGAGCTCTATTGGCACATTTAAAATGGTTGCTAGTTTTTTTAAATCACTGTATTTTATTGATTCTTTATTGAGGCTCAATTTAAAGCCATCATAGGTTCTATCCATCTCAGTAGCAAGGTCTGCCATCGATTTAGGACTGTCTTTCAATAGTTGCTCAACTATCTGTCTTAAGGTCATTCGTAAATTAATCTAACTGTAAATCAAGTTGTTAATAAAACTTTAAGTATCATTTACTTAAATAATTTTGTTTTAATACAAAAAAAAACTTAGTATTGTATAACAAAATCTTAGTTAAACATACTAATATTTTGGTTTTCGACACTAAAAATTTACAGAAATTACAATGCCACAGAAAAATTACAAATACCGCATTAACGAGCATCTCCGGAAAATGTCGGTAGATGATTTTCAAAAATCGCTTAAGCTGATCCCGGCCATATTAGGGATATCGCACGCGTCATTTAATAATTACCGCAAAATTGAGCTTGGCGATAAAAAGGACATCCCCCACGAG